GTTTTCATACTTACCCTCGGTAGGAAGATCTACTTCACCGGGAGCAAATACATCATCGCTAGCGAATGTCTTTGATGGAAGGATTGAACTTAAACCACCAGTAGCCATCATCTGTGCCTGAGCCATGCTAACCAGATAGTGGTTAATTGTCTTTGCAAATGCATACAGATCAAAGCACATGAACATAGCCTTTGTATAAGGACTCATTGCCTCATTGAGTTCATCATACTTCTTGGGATCAATGCCATATCCAGTGAGAGACTGGGAGAACTGCTCAACAAGATGAGTGACATAGTCACCTCTGTCTTTAACCTCAAACTCATTAATTCTGAGAAGATTATGCATAACATTCACCAGTGATGATTCCATCTCAGAGAATCCGGAGATGTGTTTCATAAAGTTCTCTGGTGCGAATAAATCCGCATTACCCGGGTCATTAGGATCGATATACATAGTTGATCCAAGACAAGTCTGAATTGGGATGCAACCAGCATTAATCTTGTCCTCCGTGCTTCCGTCCATGGGAATTTCGGTTGTTTCTTCTCCGATTACCTGATCGAAGAGTTCTTTGTGATTTGTTTCCATTTGTTTTACCTCCATAAGAATGTTTTCTATTTGAAGATATCCTTTTCAGGATATCTATCAATCGTTTACTTTGAGGAATATCGTCGTCTTCAGTAAGAAGCTCACCCTCCTCATCGGGTATATTAGTATTTAACGGGTCAGGGTTTTCATATTTAATAGACATATGTACACCTCCACAAATTTGTAATGATCTGTTCGATCATCACTTCAATTATATATGTATTTGAAAGGAGAAAAATAGCTATGTTAGAATTTTCAATCATCACAATCGGTTCCTTCGTAACAATGCTTGACTCGATTACAAAGTACATCGGTAAGTTCTGTTTCAAGAAGGACATCTCCAGAGCAATCCCAATCTTTTCAATTATCTACGGTGTTGCTCTCGGTATCTGTGGCTTCTATACTCCCAGTGTAGAAATGGGTAAGAACCTCATCGAGGCAGTATTCATTGGTCTTTCAGCTGGTGCTGCAGCAACAGGTATCAATCAGGTTGGTAAGCAGCTCAACAAAAAAGAAGATGATGGTGGTAAGCCAATAGACCAGTGGACAGATGAAGACTGGGCTAAAGCACGTGAGATTATCCTTGGTATCGCATCAGGAAATACTGAAGTTCCTCAGGACACAAATATCACTCTCTTCGGCAATACTGCAAAAGAAGTTATCGATGAACTCGATATCAAGACCGAAGAAGAAAAAGAAAATGTTGGTGAAGACGACGCTGCACCAAACGAAGATTACAATGAAGATGAATGAGATTATGCCGGGGATAATCCCCGGCTATCTCTGTTCAATTGTTTTTATTTAGTGTATGTAAATTTTATCTCTCCATTCTTATAGACTTTAAAGTCTTCGGAGAGTATATCGGGATTTCCGAATCCCTTTTTGATATTATCCACATATTGTGGATTCTTGTAGTCTGCTAATAGCTGCCTCTCGGTGCGAGACAGTTTTACAGCTTTGCCATCTTCTGCGGTTGCTTCGATAATCTTGTTCGATATACCATTATCAACCTTTGTTATGATCACTTCTTTTATTCTTACCTTCTTTTTCATTTTAATCCTCCATTTATTTTTTATCTTTAGCGGAAGTAGTTGTAACGACCGTCACCATAGAACGAAGTATAGTGAGGGAAGTCGCTCTGATGCTCGAAATAGTATTCGACAGCATCAATGCATGATTGTGTTACATTATATGAATAATATGGAGTTGCATAAACGGGATTGTACTGGTATGGAGCTGTCAGTACATTGTACACTGTACTAGGCAGACCATTTGTCCAACCACCATCACGAACTCTGTTCATTACTGTTGCCACGACACATGCTTTATCGTACAGCGGAACCCAATCCGAACCGTACTCATATGCGACTGTGTTGCATAAGTAGACACGCTCTTCTTCGGTTACGTACTGTAACGATGTCAATGTCGGAGTAGGTACTTGATATGCTGTTACAATCTCTATATCTGGATTGCATTCAGTGCAGTATCTTGCCTCTAGACCTTCAGTTGTCTGAATTTCATAACACTCATCGGTACACCAATGACATGTATTCCTGTGTACGTAATGCGTACTAGGTTTATACACGGTATACTCTCTGTTTGCATCTTCTGGTTCGGAAGTTGTTGTAGTAGTCTCTTCAGCCACAGTTGTTTCAACAGCTGTTGTTGTAACTGTTGTCTCTGTAGAAGTAGTGGACTCTGAAACAGTAGTAGTATTAACCGTTGTCGTTGGCACCTCAACATTCTCTACCTGCTTTGGTGCCTGTTTAGGCTCAGGTAAAGTTATGGTAGTCATGATTGTCGGTGTTTCAATCATTCCTGCTGTTGTGGTGTTAAGTGTTGTCAACAAGGAAGTTGTCACAACCTTCTTAGTTGTAGTAACATTTGAAGTTACTGTTGTTCCAACTGTTGCATCAGGAATAGCTTCTGTCATAATCTCGGATACAACGTCGACTATCTCGTCTTCGGCAACAACGTTATCTACTGGCTTATCCATCTTCATAGATGCGACAAGACCTGTTGATGTTGCTGCTACCATGATGATACCTGCTGCTATACCGATATATCTAACCTTTTCAGATTTGATCTTCTCGATAATCTTATCCTTGTTGATGTTAAATTTACTCATGATTTATAACATTCCTTTCAATTGGGGTTTGCCTGTTTACATACTGAGCATTGTAAATATAATTAAAATTTACTCAGTACTTGGACCATTGGACCTTTCTTGTCATTAGTGTTTTTCTTCACTTCGTAAATTACATACACTTTGGAGGATTAAACGGTGTACTAGATTAATGGCAATTGCCATCATTTCCACCATACTTTATTGTTGTTCAAAACACACTTTTATTTTCCTAAACTCGATTGTAAGTATTGCATGGATCCGAGAACATGCAATAATTGCCATTGACATAATCTAGAGAGGAGTATGTGGGATATGAGCAGAACTGAAACAATTGTCATGATCATCAGTGCTCTGTTCGGCACCGGTGGACTAACAACAATTATAGTAGCTTTGCTCAGTTTTAGAAAGTATAAAGCTGAAGCGAGGTTACTTGAACAACAAGCATTAGACGCTCAAAAAGAGTCTGAGCGTAAAGCAAATGAGTATATCACCAATCAACTTAAAGAACTTACAGAACGCCATGCGCAGGAGTCTGAAAAGTATCGTACGAAGATTGAGGAATTAACTACTCAAAACGAAAATAAGATAAATGCACTCAGCGATCAGATCGTCAAGTTAAGCACACGTGTCAATCAATTAATGAACTGGATTATTGTTGACAATAATGCTTACAGAAGTTGGCTGGAATGCGAGCTTCGTAAGGTGAAGCCAGATCTAAAGTTTCCTAAGTGTCGTCCTGTTCCCGGATTTGAGGATTATGCTATAGGGGATCCAGAAGTAGTCTCAGAAGAATAAATCATTCACATTCGCATATTAATAATATATCTATGAAAAAAGAGAATAAATAAGATGCCCCATTACGGGGCATCACTACTTCTCTTCATTTTATCTATGCTACCGGGTATTATTTCAAGTTTCTACATATATATTATTACTATGAAGAAAATAAACAACATTGACACTCCCTATGGGAGAAAGGAGAATGTTTATGGAAAACTACACTCTTACATTTGGAAAAATCACATTCAATAGCCACAAGAAACCCATCGTCGAAGTGGTTATGAGAAACTGGGACGATGAAGAAGAAGTTGTTGGCTATCTCACATGTTTCAGAGATTATTCTTTCCAGATCTCTGAAACAGCAGCTGGTGAATGGGATTTGGGTTCATCTGAACCTCTCTTCAATACACCAGAATACGTACGTCAGATGCATGATAATACTTGCCGTCGCAATTATGTAAAAGGTCAGGTGATGATAGCCCTGGTCAATTATGTAAACTCTCGCGATTGCAAAAAATATGTATGTGGCGTTCCTGTATCAATCCTTCCTGATATGGAGGATACTTTCGCATTGGACAGATACATGGCTCTTACACTGGCATACTTTGGTTGTGGTGAGGTAAGATCGCTAATTCAGTATCCTTCCACAATAGATCTTCTTAAGGAGGTTGAGTCATGAAGTATATATGCACATGGGATGAGGAACTCGGAAGGTTCCTTGTCGAACTGGATAGTCCGGACTATGACGGTCCGGTAACAAATGTCAACGATGATATCTATGTATATCATGTTGACGCAGACACACCAGATGAAGCCATAGAAATAGCCGAGTTCGAAAAGGCTGTTGACGATTATATCTGAAAGGAGGTGTCCTGATGAAGGACAATGCTAGAGACATTGCCAGATTAGTAGTCCTTGCGCAGGACGCTTCTGATGCTGGCAAGGGCTCTTCGTATCTTGAAATTAGAGATAGAGGAGCCCGATTTACCCAGGAAGCTGGATACTTTGCAAAGAACAAGTATATCCAGCTTGCTCTTAAACGCATATCAACTTGTAAGCCTTGTGGATGGAATTTCTATGTAAACAAGGAAGATGATCAGAACGGATATCCATCTGTTCTGACATACTTCCAGTACAGGGCTAATGGGAAAAGATATGATATCTGTTTCCATACGCCATTTTATCAAGCAGAAAACATGTTCAGTGAGTTCATAGGTAAGGGTCGTAGAACTCATTGGAATGGAGTTATTGGTGGATCCAGGAGAGACTGCCAGTCACTGATAGATCTCTTTAATCTGTAAGAAAGGAAAGGTGATCATTGAAATGTACAACTGTTGAGGAAGCTGAACCTCGTTAAATAACAGCGTGTCCTGCGTCTTGTATATAATGTAAACGGCAACGTATATCGACCGAAGGCATTATATGAAAGATGGTAGGAAGGTCTACCCAATGACGATTGGGATTATTAGGCCACAGGGATAATCCCTGGCTCTATGACGTAAAGGATTGCGACGGCAAATCTATTCCGAAGAAGGAGTGATTCCAATGTCAAAAAAGAAGAAATAAGCTCCCGTGATGGGAGCTTATTTTTTTTTCATTTTTCTTCATCTTCACTCCAAGAGATATGTTTAACATTCAAAGCAAGTTGCTTGAATGTTTTATTTCTACTCTTGAGCCAGAATCTATCCATTGGGACAGATGCATCATATATGTCATAATAATCACCAATCTTACCATTATATCTAATACGTCCAAATACTTGCTGACAAGTTATTCTAGATACATATGGAGAGCATGAGATTATTGTAGTAATACCTTTGATATCAGTACCAGTACCACAAGACTGAATAGTTGTAATAATGACATCACTATTCTTAGCATATTCATTATCCTTCTTACTATTCTTGGAACAGATGGTTCTAATATCAAGATCATATGTAAAGTCCTTATCATAATCTAATTTACGTTTTAAGAAGTACGCACATTCTTCACATAGATCTATCAGTGGTAAGAATACTAACACCTTTGAATACTGGTCCTTTTCAAATGCAAGCTTAAGTAAATCTACAATACATTTGAAATGGGTATTATTCTTGTCGTATTGAATAACCCATTTACCATATGAAGGACCATTCATTCCTTTACCACCAGCTACTCTGTACTTGTAGATGTTTGGTTTACAATGAGTATCTATTTCAACGGTCGTATAGTTGACCCATTTCTTTGGTGCATTAGAAGTCAATAACATTGATGGTTTATAGAATACTGCTGATGAGAATACATGTCTAAAGATACTATTTTCATCCTTGGCAGATCTACCAGCTGTCGCCGTTAAATAAAGATTACGTTTAACATTGAAACAGTAATCCATTATGAGTGTATCTCTGAATTCAAGGTGTGCTTCATCAATAATCTTTAAACCAATACCAAGATTCTTGGTGATGTTCATTACATCTTTCATTTTCTGTATTCTGTTAAGTCCAGCACGGAATGTTGCATGAGTTAATAGGTATACATCATAATCTAGATGGATCTTTCCTTTTGCTATTGCTTCTAATTCTTCTGATGAATCTATTTCATGGACTTCTTTAGATGTCAATCCATTCATATTAAAAAGAGAATTCATCCATTGTTTCCTCAAGTTATCACGATGCATGATAATGAGGGTCTTCATTTTCAGTTTACATAATCCAACTCCGGAGCAATATGTCTTGCCGAATCCAGGGAGTTTCACTAAGAATATCTGGGATTCATTAATATTGTCATGATATCCTTGGCCTGTAATGAAGTCAATAACGTCAACCTGTTCATCATTACGTGGAGCAATGATTTCTTCATACTCAAACTTCATTGGTTTGTATGGATGATATAAATCATACTCCACTTTGATATTACCTAAGCAACGTTGTAAGTACTCTATGTCAACTCCTTTGTGGAGAAACAATGTATCGGTATCCTTATCATATATGAAACCGAGAGTTTTAGTATCTTCAGCAAACTCATCTTCATATGTAAGATTATCTATCAATGTCGATAGTAGATACATCGCTTCTTCTCCATTGGAGATCATAATTGAGGTAGCCCTAACGGTCACCGTAAAACATGTTGATGCCATTAGGGCATCCCTCCTTTATATCAAAACCACCTGAACGTGGTTCAATTGTTTTATATCTTCAATTTCATTGGGAGTGAAGTATCCTACTGTAATTGGATGACCATCAAATTCAACACGTATCTTTTGATAGTGATCCGAATCAGTAGGACGTCTGAATTCATTCTGTAATGTCATAGTCAACAATGCATCCTGAGTTAATTCTTCAAGATCATTACCATATTCTTTTGAGAGATGGTGTTTGTCGCAGAACTCATATAGATTCGTATATCTGCTGATATCTCTACTTACGTTGTGTTCATACCTCATTTGTCATTCCTCCCTACATTATCATCGATAACTAACAACGCTAAGTCCTGATGCAGCATACCCCTATGCTGAAAAGCTTTAGTCAGGACATCGCGTTGTTCGAGTGTAAGCTCAATCTCCCCAAGATTTTGCTTATCAATGTTTGAATAAATCCTATATCGTCTCGTGTTGTTATGGCAGATGATTTTATTCTTCTCCATATCTCATATCACCCTTTGCTTGGTTTAGTAGTATACTGAATAGTTATTTTTCCTCAATTGGATGTGCTTTGGATTTGATAACTATATCAACAACCTGATCAACCTTTGAAAGAATATAGTCAATATTCTTTTCTCTATTAACACCGCCATACTTGTCAGCTAATGCTTCAGTTGGCATACTGAAGTACTTGAGTAATCTTTCCTTGTCCTGTTCTTTAGTAAGACGCTTAGTACCGTTATCAGAAATGGACTTCCACCATTCAAGCCATTCGTTACTATCCTTGGCATACTGCTCGGTGTCTTTCTTCAGTTTCTCAACCGGCTGACCTGGATATGTCTTGATGTAATCAATGATATGACCCGCTTCATGACGAGCATGATCCTTGATAACCACGTCGATATATTTTGTTATCTCATGGAGATGTTTGATTGCATCAACGAGTAATACGTCATAATTGATTCTGATACAGAGCTCAACTATTTTGAGTTTACCCTTATCATCAGTCTTAGAATACATGTGTGCTTTACATGGTGTTGTTGCACGCATGAGTACTCCATCATTGTAAGTATTAATGATGAACTTTCTTGTGAAGTTCTTTTTATCCTTGACATTGATTATCTCATCCTCAATGAAGATGACTGCTGACGGAACTGCTTCAACATGGAATATCTTTTCATATTCCTCAGTAAACTCAGGAAACGACCTGAGTACTTTGAGAGCTTCATCCTTGAATGCCTGGATGACATTTCTCATGAAATGTTGATAATTGTAAATTTTCATTTTACTCATTTTATATTCTCCTTAAAATAAATTTATAAACCGGGGTGGAGTACCACCCCGGAATATGATCATGATAATGTTGCTCTAATGACTTTGCAACCAGGTACGTGTTTTGGACGTACAGGTTCAGTAGCCATAGTTGTTGGTTGTAATGTATTGATATGAACAGTTGAGATTCTTGAATCCGCATGATGGAGAACAACTGATTGCTCATTGTCAACACAATAAACCGCAATAAGATCATCCTGCTGAGAGAGTTTGATAATCGGTTTCGGATCAGCAAACTTTTTAACAGTTGATAGATACTTAGCATGGTTGAGTCTGATACGACCTAAACGAGTTACATATACAAGATATGGTTTATTCGAATTGATACAGAACATGCCAGATACCTCACAATCCGTCTTGATTATGAACTGACCTGCTGCGTCAACTGAACCTACCTTATTGAGATCCGATGTAGATATACGTTTACCCATACCATCAGAAGTATAGATGAGTATATCGGCATTCGATGTATCAGGTACTTCAAGTATTGATACAATCTTCTCATCTGACGCTAATGGTACAATAGGTTTACGTGTTGCATTGGAAGGTATCTTATCAATCGGCATATACTTAATACGACCTTTGTTTGTTAAGATAACTATGTTGTTTATCTGGTTTGATACCGCAGCTATACACTCAGTCATCTCAGTTCTACCTATGGAAGCCATTGTTAATGGTTTACCATGAGGAACTTTGTTAAGTGATGCCTTGAGGAAGTTACCCTTATTATCAATGAGACATACTTCCTCGCCAGATATAGGCACAACGTCAGAAGCCATATGCTCAGGATTCTCAGTCTCAGAAAACATGATTGCTCCATTAGTGAGTATCTGAACAATACTAATGTTAGAACCATCACTAGTTTGTGAGTTGAGTATCTTACTACGTCTCGGGAATCCATACTTCTCCTTGATATCTTTGATCTCGGAAATAACTACATCACGGATCTTTTCAGGATCTGCAACGTTCTCATGTATATAATCAATCTCGTCCTGAAGAGCTGCAATCTTCTGTTTGGTTGATGCATACTCTGCTTTATTTAATTCATACAGATGTAAGTCCTTAACAAAGTTTGCTTGTGATGATGTTACCTTTCCATTATATCCCTTAACAAGATTCTGAATAACTTCTTCTTTGTTATTGGATGACTTGAATATCTTGATGGTCTTATCAAGATTCTCTGGAGATAACATGAAGAGCTTACCTGATAACATGTCATGTTTAGCACTCTTCTCAACAAGTTCTCTCAGGAACCAACCACGCTTATACGCTAAACGGAAATCTATCCATGAACGAAGTATCTGCTTTGGATTGAATTCCTTAGTACGGAAGTCATTATCAACCACGACCATATTAGTCGTTGTGAATCCTACTCTGAATCCAGGGATACGTTTGAACAGTGTCTCTATAACCTTATACAGATTACACTGCTTGCATCTGATGACATAACGTAAACCATCCTCAAGCTTCTCTTGCTCCTGATCAAATGTAAGTATTTCCTTAATTGGATTAGGAGAGTCCTGAATAACTCTTAATGCAGTATCAATCTTTTCAATGAACTGCATATATGGAGTATTGGTTAT